AAAGACACAATTACCTACACAGCCACATCAAGTCCTGGCAGTGTTAGCGCATCAGCATCTAGCTCGCCGGTAACAGTTACTGGCCTGACAGCTGGAACAACATATACATTCACGCTAGTGGCTACAACAAACTACGGCGTATCTTCGGATACCGTTACAACTGGTTCTGTGGCAATCGGCCAAAACCCTGGCGCCCCAACAATTGGAACTGCTTCAATTGTCGCAAACGTTGATAGAGCAATTGATGTTACCTACACTGCTGGAGCTGCTGGTACCGGTGTAACAACATTTACTGCAACCTCGTCACCTGGTGGAATTACTGCAACTGGTTCTAGCCCAATTCGAGTTACTGGCCTAACAGCCGGAACTTCATATACCTTTACGGTTACTGCATCAAACTTATTCGGTTCGGCAACTTCTGGCTCAACTGGTTCGGTTACGGCAGGTAACGCGCCTAGCGCCCCAACAATAGGTACTGCTGTAATAGTTCAGAACGTAGACAGAGCTATTGATGTTCCTTTTACTCCAGGCTCAGCTGGAACCGGCTCTCCTACATATACGGTAACCACAACTCCAGGGAGCTTGACTTTCACTGGGACAAGCCCAATTAGGGCAACTGGGTTAACAGCTGGAACTGCTTATACATTTACGGTCAGTGCATCTACCGCATACGGTTCAGCGACATCAGCGTCCTCTAACTCAGTCACTGCTGGAAACAGGCCTGGAGCTCCAACTATTGGTACCGCTACTGGCGGAAACGCTCAAGCAACTGTTACCTACACTGCTGGAACAGCAGGAACTGGAACGACAACATTTACCGCAACGTCTTCCCCAGGTAGTCTTACTGGAACTGGAACATCACCCATTACTATTACGGGCCTTACCAACGGAACTGCCTATACATTCACTGTCAGAGCATCCAACTCATACGGTTCCCAAACTTCTGGGTCTTCAAACTCCGTAACACCAGTTGCGCCACCGTATTTTCCTCCTTATTTCCCGCCGTTTTTCCCGCCGTTTTTCCCGCCTTTCTTCCCGCCGTTCTTCCCGCCTTTCTTTCCTCCGTTTTTCCCTCCGTTTTTCCCACCGTTTTTCCCACCACCATTTGGGCCAGGCTTTAAGTAAGAGTGGACACAAGTAAAATCTGGGTTGGTAGTTTTGCCCACTGTGCTAGCATTTCTATTCCAAGCAGCAATCAAGTCAGGGAGAGAGCAGTGAAAAGTCTGTACATGCGAGATGAAAACACGCAAGATAGTAAAACTGTTTCCATGTATGAACTTCATGCCGTAAATCTATTAAAGTCAATCCACCTGCTAGACCCTTTGGTCGATTCTTTCGACAATATAAAAAAAAGTCGTAATTACATGTTGGTCCAACAGGTAGCGAATAGTGTTTATATTCAAATGGGTGGTTTAACATATGAAGAAATTGGTGAGTCGATTCAGAAGGAAAGCAATCAAGATGGCTTGACTGAAACAATTTCCGAGTCAGAAGCTGTCATATATTGGGGAGTACCAGAGCATCTTGATTCATATGAGAAACATATTGCTAATTTACGCAACCATGTTAGTTGATTCTTCTGATGTTTTCCCAGGAAAAATTTATCGGATTAGAAGGTCTCCCATATGCAGACCCATCAAATATAGTAATAATTGAAAATTTTATTAGCAATGAACATCTTGGGCTAATACGCGAATACTGTTATTCGATAACCGAATGGGAGTCTCAAAGCGAGCTTGGTACAGACAGCATCCATGCCCCAGAATTGATAGAGAAAAACTCCCCAAAAATTTTTTCAATAATGCAAGAATACGTAGATTCAGTGCAGCGTGAAGTTCAGTACAAATTTGGAAGATTTCTTGAAAGAACTAAACCAGGAATAAGAAAATGGAACCCTGGCGAAAGTCAAGGTGTCCATGCGGACGGGGAAACAGCAGATGGTTGGCCTGGGTATAACTACGTAGTTGATTATGGCTCAATAATCTACTTAAACGATGAGTACGAAGGCGGAGAGCTATTTTTTCCAAAATACAACATTCATATGAAGCCACAACCAGGAACGTTGATTTTTTTTCCATCAACCAATATGTATGCTCATGGGGTTACGGAGGTTACGGATGGGGTTAGGTACACTTCTCCACATTTCTGGATTCCGGTAAAACATAAGATATTGATGGAGATGGCGGCCATGGATGTCCAAAAGTAAAAAACTTTATTTCTTGCATATACCAAAAACATCTGGTATCAAAATGCAATACGAATTGATTGATGCCTCATCAAAAAGTCTGTTAAAAAATAAGCCAAAAGTATATGCGCAGGATGCAAACAGGTCGCAGCATAAAGGTGATAAATTCGAGTTTGTTTTTGACCCATCAATAGCAGATTCATACGACATAATATGCGGTCACTTTGCAAGAAACCCAATTGCAATAGTAGATGATTTAATAACATTCTCTATAATAAGAGAACCATTTGAGCAGTATCTGAGTTTGGCAAAATATGCAGCAGTTCAGTCTGGGGTTAATTTTACCGAAGAATTTCTGGACTCATTCTTAAATAATGATGACGAATTCAATACTCAATTTGAAGGAATTTCTGGATGCAATAATCCACAGTCTTGTTTTTTATTCTCCAAAATTGCATGCATTGAAAATGAACCCTATATTAATTCATATGGAAATTTGGTTGAAGCTAGGTATCAAGCGTTCTTTGTAGAAAAGCCAAAGTCTTATTCAGAACTAAATGAAAGATTGAGCAAAATAATAATAGGGACTTTAGAAAATAGAACTTTTTTTGTAGAAAGAATAAATAAACTTTTATTTGATTTATATGGAATTAAAATATCCAATAACGATTCAGTGATTAACGAAACCCCTAAGCCAACATTTAGAATAAGCAAACAGCACAAATCTAAAATATATTCAAAAATTGAGCTAGACATTGAGCTGTATAATAAAATAAAAGAAACAGAACATGAATGATAAAAAAATATATCATTTACATATACCCAGAACATCTGGATATGGAATTGCTAATGCATTAGAGAAAACATTTTCTGAACAGGGTTTTCATCTACACAAACCCACTCAGAGTGAAATCTTTTCACAGGATATATTTAAGGATAATCCATACGTATCTGGTCATTTTGCTTCAAACCCAATTTTTCAAAATAAAAATGCTTACGATGTATTTTCACTTATTAGAGAGCCTATTCAGCATTATCTGAGTATTGCTAAATACGTGGCCAAAAGCGGCAATGTAGAGTTTGATAATTATTTTCTTGAAGAATTTATGTGGGGTAGTGTCACGCCATTCGGAGCCAACGAACTATTTTCTAGTTCTGGAAACATACAGTCAAAAATGCTTTTCTGCAGACTAGCAACATGTGACGAGTCGGTAGTTGCGTTACGTGAAATTGACGTCGCAAGTAATGTGAACTTAGTTTTTATCGAATCAGACCTACCAAAACCAAGCGCAATAAGTGAATGCATTGAAAGTATGAATCTTTTTACTATGGATGATAGGGAAACCGCAATTAATTGGCTGGCTGATAAAGTCAAATTTACCCATGGATTTACGCTTTCAGAAAACGCTTATTTTAAAATGAATTCAATAACTAGTCAAGACATTAAAATTTCAAATCGTACGAAACTAGAAATACTCGAAAGGTCGTATCTTGATGTCCTTTTGTACGATTTGGTCAAATCCAAGCATAGATAGCCTGTTAGTGTTATTGACATGTCAACAGACAGCAAATCACCATGGAAGATAAAACCTGGGCACTTTGGGTCAGGTCCTGAAAATATACATGTTTTTGAGAATTTCATCGATGCTGAAGACTTGATTGCAGTGCAGGAATTCTGTCCAAAAATTAATGAATGGAATAACTCAAAAGAAAGCATCTTCGCAGAAGACGGAACATGTCTATATAACGCAGATTACTGGAATGACAGACAGTGCAGTAGTGACATTCTTGAAAGGCTTTCCCCCCAGGTATTTTTAATAATTGAAAAATATATAAACAAGATGCAATTGGTGCTTGAGGATATATATACAGTTGAGCTATCTCCACGACCACCAGTAATTATGAAATGGCGTCCAGGCATTGAGCAGAGGCCACACGCCGATAAGCAGTTAAATAATGGTGAACCAAACGCCTTCGTTGACTATGACCTGAATTCGCTTTTCTACTACAACGACGATTTTGAGGGCGGGGAGCTTTATTACCCCCAACACGACATAAGCATTAAGCCAAAACCAGGCCTAGCCGTTGCTCATCCAGGTGATGTGAACTATCTACATGGAGTAACAATGGTGACAGAGGGGTACAGATACACGACTCCTTCGTTCTATACGATTAAGTAGATGATGCTCATTACGAAGGTAGATGCTGTAAAGCAAAAAGAATGTGAAGTAATTGCAAGTGCAATTAAAGCGATTGGGTCTCCTTCAAATCTTGCAGAAGATGACCCGTCTACTGGGTATTATCAAAAATCATATTTATTGGAGTACGATTTTTTTGCATATGGAATCTTCGAAGAGATATGTGAACGAGTTCTTGGATTAGCCGAACAGGAGTTTGGCCTTAATCTAGAAATTGACCAGGCAGCCCTGATTGAGGTGGTTCCAGGGAACACAACAGAGGAGCATGCCGATAACCAAAATCTCGACGGAACGCCAAAACCTGGTTGTAGTAATTTTGTTATTTCTGCAGTGGTTTACTTGAATAACGATTTCACTGGTGGTGACTTGGTATTTCCAGGGATTGATTATCGATATAAACCCAATATTGGTGATTGTGTCATGTTTCCAAGCGATTTAATACACCGGCATTATGTGGATAGGGTTCTTAGTGGAAATAGGATAAGTTTGGCAATATGGTTTTCCGAGGTATGATGAAAAAATGAGAAACATTGATGTTGAGTACGTAGGAGACCCGAAAGCTGGATTTCTGGTTTACAGGAACATATTAAGTGAAGACTTAAAAATTCCCGAAAGACTAGAAGCAACCATAGGAGACAGCACTACTCCTCCATACTCATGGATGCAGGCACTTGTTGGTGATGGTCAGGTCATGAAGGACTATAGAGACTGTGTTGATTGCAAAATGAGCCCTGCCCACTTTGAAAACTGTCCAACCCAATTCGGTGAGTTGATAAATATCTATAATGACACGGTAACTGGATTGACTGCGTGCCTACAAGATTATGAATCAAGATACAACATCCGCATGGACTTCATGGAAGCAATCAATTACGTGAGATATAACGAAGGCCAGCACTTCAATGTCCATGCTGACCATGGCTTTTCATATGTATGCACGGTTTCGTCGGTAATGTACCTAAACGACGACTACGACGGTGGCGAACTTTGGTTTCCGTTCTTGGACATTACGTTCAAGCCAAAATATGGTGACATCGTACTATTTCCTTCAACATACATCTACTCCCATGCATCAAGACCTGTAACAAGAGGGACAAAGTATGCAGCCGTCACCATGTTTGACTACAACGACAGATATCACAAGTTGTGGAAGGGATACGGGAAAAACATGGATGGAACAGATGCCGAGTATGGACCTGGAATAGTAAACCCAGCAGCAAACCAAGTTGATAGGTTTATCTTTAAAAAATGACTAAATTGTTTTTAAAGAAAACGCATCAGCACCCTCCAAAGATAGCTCAGTCACGAATCAAGCGCGACTGGATGGATGAAACCTACAATAAGCATGCATATCAGTGCCTTCCGATGACGGTTGCAAATGTTTATGGGTGGGAGATTGTCATGGAGGAGGACCTTGTTGTCCAGTGGGATGGAGGCAACACTCCACCGTCAATTCTTTCTGGTGAGGTAACTTCTTCTGGCAGGGTTCAGGCAATCTCGTCAATTATTGGAATGATTTCAATAAACATGGGATGGGTAATGAACACGGAGGAGGGTTACAACACCTGGTTTTCTGGTTCACCAAACTATTTCGTTGACGGCGCGGTGGCTTTGACCGCAACGATTCCAAGCTATTGGTGGCCAGATGAGTCTCAAATGAACTGGAAGATTACAAAAATTGGAGAACCTGTCACATTCAAAGCCGGCACACCATTTTGCTTTTTTAACATTTATGACAATTCTGTCCTCGAAAATGTAGAAATCATTGAATCAACCCTTTGGGATGACTCAAAGCTAATTGCTTCTCGGATGAAATATGGTGAATTGAAAGCCAAAAACAATGTTGAAAAGCCATGGACGTGGACAAAAGGAATTAAAACAGGTCTTGACGCTGATGGCAATAAAATAGGCCCCACATTCACTGGCCTGCCAAAATTAGCCAACCCGTAGTGTAAAATATGGGTAATTGTCCAATACAGGGATTATGGAGCCGCTATGAAATTTGAATCTTCTTTTACAACTCAGGAAAAAAAGCTTGTCTACCAGCGCACCTTGAAGGACCTTGAGAGACAGTTGATGGAACGCCTACTCCAAGAAGGCATTAACCCTGACACGTTTGATGAAAAGACTTTTACTCCAGGAACTGAAGACGGAAGAATAATTCACGGTCATAAGTTGATTGCTGATTTCCTTTCAAAGATTGACAATATAAAATCACGAATCGCAGAGTAAGCTTTAGAACATGGCACTTTCGGCAGAACAGTTAGCTAAAGCAAAAGCTGAAGCAATACAAATACTTGAATACTCAATCTATACGCTCGCGTTCGCCCTTGGGGTGGAAGACGCTGACCTCGAGGCCGATATGGTAAATCCGATTAATCTTGCTGTTGAGGAAAATACTGCACTGCTAGCACAGTATGACGGTTACGAATGTCTCAAGTTGCAATTGGCGGCGCTAGCAAGACTACAGGCGTAAAATCGCCATGAAGATAACGCCAAAAATACCTAAACAGATTTCAATTGTCGAAGAGGCAATTAATTCTGGAAGATATGAAATTTGTCCAGACGTAGACCCAGACTTTCCAAATATTCAAGAGCCACTCAGTAATCCAAACAGAGACCAACAAGTTGCTGTATGGAATCCAAAATTGTTTTCTTTTGAACTACCCGACGGCGCTGCATTCTTTTGCGACTTATTGCAGTCGAGCGACCCACAGAAGAAGTGGGAAGAGACAGAGCAAGGCGACTTCATGCGCGACGAGGATGTAGAGGAGTTGTTTAATGAGGAGTAGAGTCTCTGGTGGCGAAAATCTGTATGACGCAGATGGAGATATTGCGTACTACGAAACAGAACTGGCCGTATTGTCATACATACTTGGTTACGACCCGGAAAACGTAGAATCATTCAATATTCCTGGAGCGGTTTCAGACATCAGGATGATGTGGAGATACAGCAGCGACTTGAGAGGTTCCTTGGAGCCCACCTACACCAATAACTCAATACCTAGATTCCTCTCGAAAATGAATTCCAGAATGACGGACAGAGCGAGAAAAGCTAACTGGAACTTCACTCTTGCAAGGGCAGTAAAAAATGGACAATAAACAACTCAGAACAGCAATGGTTACAGCATCTATATCAAAATATATGGCGACTACTATTTTGGGTGAGGATGGCGTCAGGATAGCTGCAACAGAAAGATTTGAATCCTCTACGAATATTAAAAATTGGAGAGATACCCTTAATCTAGACTTGTCAATTGCCGCAAGAGGAGCAACCGAGGGTCTCTGGTACATTGACCAACTAGTGACACCAGAGTCCCCATGGGCAGATATGATGATAGTTGCACAAGCCCCTATCGAATTAATGATGTGCACAAAAAAACCAAATAAAATTCTTGCTTTCAACCCAGACCAGGCACCAACTCCAATTTTTCAGAAAATCAGATTCCCAAGTACCGAAGTATGTTTTGTAAATAATCAGGCACTTTGGAATTTTGAACATTTTGTACGAGACCAATCGATGGAGATTGACGGAAAACCATATGCTGACATTGACTACTCCGTAGTAGACAAGTCAGAAATAGGACAAGGTGAGGCTGTAGATTTTGATTTGATTACAATGCAAGCGTTCGAATGCAACTCAAACGGGCAACTGTTGATTGATTGCATTGAGGCTCTAGCCGCTAATGGTGTGTTGCTTATAAACTTTAATAATAATTCTGGGAAACTTTATCGTGACGACTTCTGGTTTCATCCACACAATGAAATGCATCAAATTCTTAAGTCATATGATGGCTTTGTCTTTCACGACTCAGGCCAATACGGGTTCACGGTGTTTGTTAAGAATTGATACACGGCGTAAAAGTGCGTGTAGTCTTGGTGAACCATGAAAGTACTGGACAATTTTCTCGGAAGCTCGCTTCTTAGTTCAATATCAGATTCTCCTGATTTTTTTCCAGGATTGATGCAAGATGAGAGCAGAATAGCAAGCGAGCTCAATTCTTACCATAACGAGCAAGCAAGCTGTTATGCGCCATACATGTTCTGGGAGGGTTGGTGGTCTTCCCCGGTCGACACAATAAGGAAGCGCGTAATTAGAAACATATGGGAGAGCAACCTACCCGTACCATCTGGCGAGGTTCTTGGCTTTGAGTATTGGACAAGAACTTTCGGGCCAGGTCAATTCCTTGGTCCGCACGTAGATGAGGATACATTCCTATATCAAGACACAAAAATTTACAATGGGCCAGAAATAGGTTGCGTTTACTATGGACCATCTAAAGAAAATGTTGTAGGTGGATTTCTTGAACTGTTTGAATCAAAGCTTACTTTCGGAGAAAAAAATGCGCTTGAATGGGAAAATCTTGAAAAAAAATTAGACCCAATTGAGCTGCGAGAAAGAATCGCTTTTAAAGAAAATAGATTAATAATATTTGACGCAGGAAGGGTCTTACATCAAACCAGCCCATGCGTTTCTGGAATAAGAAATGTAATGGTTGTGAATGTTTGGCTTAAATCAAATCCTCCGGTAGACATGGCTAATTTTGTTTATGAGTAGAGATTTCAAAAAGATAAATCTAATAAGTCTGGATGTATTTACAACTAACATCACAAATATTGATAACGATTTAATCGCTAGGGAAATAGACGAATATTCTGGAGCTTTACCCTATATTAAGGACCCAAGTCCAGCTCATACGTTCTACGAGGATAGACATTATCCGTTTTCAATGCCTGAATGCTCAAAACTTATTGATGAGTTAAGAACTGCTGTAAATTCGATTATTGGCAAGGAGATGGAGCTTGACTCAATATGGACATTAACCCTTGAGCACGGACAGTCCGTTGCTGGCCATACGCATAGGGTAAACACGCACCTTCATCCAAATGATTACTTTTCAATTTCTTACTATGTCAATGCCCCGGATGGAAGTGCGGATTTAATATTTTTAACTAATCACTGCAATTTGATAGAGAATTCTTACGCAATATCCACAAAAACTGGAATGTTGGTTATATTTAATTCCTATATTCATCACATGACGAATAGACACTACGGTGAAGAAAAAAGAATTGTCGTAAGTGCAAATTTTAAACCCAAAAACGAGAATATGACTGCCGTGCCGGATTGGTCCGAGTATTCAATTAATGGTCCGTCTGCTATTAAAATCCGGTAACTATGGTATGTTTTTGCCATGAATTGTGAAGCAATAAATCTTGGAGGTGGGGTGGTCGTTTTTGAGAACGCCATAGATGTTCCTCAAAAAGAGATTATAACCCTCATAGACGAACTTTCAGAAAAGTCTCTCAGCGAGCAGTACGAGTATGTTAAAAACGAGAGCGGCGAGATTATCCACGCTATAAACAAGAGTGGCTTTATTTTTGAGCTTGAGTCAATATCAAAAACTCCAATAAGAATACAAAACCTTAACCATCAGTTTTTTTGGGATTGCGAAAAAACAATTTACAGTTGCCTGATGCAATATATAGAATTGTTTCCGTGGGTTCTGCAGTGTCTTTGGTGGAAAACAGAGGGCCATGCATTAAAATATCCGACTGGTTCAAAGCTTGGGCTGCATTGCGACAACGACGTCAACTACAGGTACGGCCAGTTCCCTCCTGTTGAGAATGCAACAAGGGCAGTTATAACTGTTTTGGTTTATATCAACGATAGTTGCGATGAAGGAGAATGCGACGATAACTCTTTTTCTGGTGGAGAAATGGTTGTGCCTCACGCTGGGGTTACTGTCAAACCTAAAAGCGGAAATATAGTATTCATGCCATCAAACTATCTTGGTGCACATGAAATACTTGAAGTCACCTCTGGGTGCCGATACACATATCTCACTTTGTTCTCTCAGGGTTCAGAGCAAATTGATAGGGGCATATCCCCAATGGACCCAGACTTGTACACAGACAGGCCAATTGGTGGTCAGTGGTGGATGAAGAATGTAATATCTGACTATGACGAATATCTAATGAAAAAATATGGCGATGAAGGAAAAATACCAAATGAAGTCATGCCGTTCAAGTCGCGAAAGAATGACCACAAGTGATTTTTAATAACGTAAAAGCCGAACATCTTGGTGGGGGTGTTGTTGTATTTCGCAATGCCATATCCATAAATTGGACGTTTGCTAATGATATCTCAAAAGAGATAGTTGATAGAGAAGTTGCAGAAATGTATTCTCCAGCAATAAACCCAGACAGCGGTCAAGAGGAATACGTAAATAGAAGTGGCTATTTCTTCTCTAAAAATGGAATTGATAAAATGCCAAAAAGAGGCTCTAGGGTGCATCAGGATACAAGAGCCGAGGTTGTTGAGCTGTTCACGTTTTTGGAAGATTCAAAAGATAAGTATTTACTCAAATACATGCACATGTTCCCCTTGGCGTACAAGAATATTTGGTGGAAAGTTAAAGGCCATTTAGTCAACTATTCGTCCGAGTGTGGTGGTTATATAGGTGAACACAGCGACACAAGCGTTGACTATGTATACGGAATACCTCATCCACCTCACCAGCTTGCTTCACGCAACACTCTGTCTTGTTTAGTGTATTTTGGCAGCTGCATTGATGGTCTTGGTTCTCGAGGTTTTCCTTTCGAAGGTTTTGGTCCAGGTGATTTCACTGGCGGACATCATAAATTTACTTATCTTGATATTGAGTACATCCCAAACCGTGGTGACATATTGATGTTCCCGTCAAATTATGTTGCAGCACATGAAGTAACTCCTGTCAAGTCTGGGGATAGATTCACTTATCTTGGTTGGTACGCCCATGGAACGCCGAATCCAAACGTAAATGAGGAAGTTGAAGACCCAGAGGTAAACCCAGAAAAAGCTGCAATATCTTCAAACGTATATATCCCATATTTGAGAGAAAAGTTTTTAGAGTATCTAGATTCTGTTGGTGAGGACAAGTCTTCCAAGACATACAGACTGGTACTCGGGGAAAGCCTATGAAGTTAATACACCTGGGCAGTGGAATAGTGTTAGTGCGAAATTTAGTCCAAATTTCGCACGATGATACTAATGAAATAAATCACATATTTGAATCAACCGCCCCACAGGGGTATTCGATTGTGGATGGAAAAACAATAAGTGATGGTGGTTATGAGTTTGATGAAATTAGCAAAAGTAAATCTCCAACTAGATACACGAACATAGGTGAATTCGACATAACCAAAAAACTCAGAGAATCTATATATTCAGCGGTAGTTGAGTATTGCAAAGTTTTTCCGGTTGCCTTGGAGTGTATAACTGGGCAAACTGATGGCTATTTAATTAGATATGGCGATGGTAACGATATGGGGCCGCATTCAGACTGCAATATACCTTATAAGCCTGGAACTCTTGAGCCAATGACAACAAGCCCTGCGTTCAACACACTTACAACGTCAATATTTTTGAATGACTCATATTCTGGTGGTGATGTTATATTTAGGATATGGGGAATAAACGTTAAGCCAGAAGCAGGTTCAGCAATTATCTACCCATCAAACTTCATAGGGTGCCACGAGGTTTCAGAGGTGAGCGGAGGGGAGAGATGGGCTTTCCTGAGCTGGTTCTTTCATGGCAACGGGCAAGAAGAAAAAGAAGGCTCATACGAATGGGCTCAGGAGCTTAAAAGTAATTCTGGGACAGGAAACAATCTTCAGAAAACAGTTCTCGTTGGGGAAGTTGACTAAAAAAGTCTTTTAAATCTTGTTCTATTTAATGCTTTTGCTGATTCTTGGACAATGTGCACTTTCCAAATTCCGTCGGAAAATAAAGATTCAACAACTTTTGCAAACTCCGATTGACCAGACAGATATAAGTCTCTCTTATCCTCACCGCCACCTTGGTCATACCCAATTGGGTAACCCCTAAACAGTGCCTCTACATATTTTATATCTGCAGATTCTGCTATTTCACTTATTTCTTTCTCTGAAGATTCACCGCTGAGATTATTCCCGTCTACATATATCCCATCAAATTTGTTGTCTGCGGCCGAATTGATTGTGTCTATTCCTGCCCCAAGCCTGCCAATGCAAAATACAACATCTGAAGAATTAAAAAGTTCCCTTATGCTTTCGTGCTCTATTGAGCCTTCAAGGTTTCTCCCATTTTGTTTTGTTTGCTCAGAGCGGCCCTCTGACGTCCAGTGAATTTTATTTCCTGAATTAATCATGCTTGCCGCTATGGTGAGCCCCATATTCCCCATTGAAACAATTCCTATATTCGCCACTATCAATCAAGCTTTCTGTTTAGCGGATTTATGTAACCTTTTTCCCCTTCGAGGTTCCTCACTAGATAGTCAATTTTGTTGACATTTTCTTTTAGGTGAGAGTAATTCTGCTTGATGTGATTTGAGTACTTTTGATAATCATCGTAAACAGTGTCTATCCAGTGTGGGACACACCAGCTTGAAACCTCATCCGGCTCGGCAACTTCGAGTCTGATGTTTATGTCTGGGCTGCCTTGCGAGAAGAACTCCAAGTATGCATACCTTGTTCCACCAGTTACTTCGTTAACTCCGTGGGATGCGACATAGTTTGTTGGGAAGATTATGATGTCGCCCTTTTTGGCCTGATGGCTTATGTTTAGGTATGGAAAATACAATTCGCCACCGCTGTAATTTGTGCCATCAAGCTGGTCGACAGAATCAACGCAATCGTTTATGTACAGAAGTACGGCAACAGTCTGCCTTGCTCCAACCTGCCCGTAAGGAATATATCTTTCTCCACCAGTAGCTCTATAGTTGGTGTCGTTGTCATTATGCAGACCAAGATGCTTACCTGGGTCGTATCTAAGAACATGGCCACGGTTTCTCCACCATATGGTTCCAACCACCAGGGGGAACATGTCTATGTACCTGATTAACGTTTTGTAGATGGAGTCTTCCCATCCTCTGATTATTTCGACTATTTCTTCTTCTGTTCCGTCCTGTACTGGCTCGAGGACTCTTACTGGAACAGTTTCAACTTGTTCAATCGAGAACTTGTTTCCGTCTTCGTTTTTTGCGTAAACAACACCGTTTTTGTCAATGTCGTATTTCCATCTTTGTTGGTGTGCAGCTAGCGCGTTATCGTCTATCCACTTTGACATCAATGGCAGGTCTACATCCATCACATCATGAAAAACAACAACCCCACCACCAAGGTCGGTGAACTTAAGATTGCGTATTTCCTCTAGTACTTCACCTGAAATGTCTGGTGTATCAACTTCATATCGTTTCAACTTGGTTCACCTCTTGAGTCGTGTGTGTTTCACCGTACTGCGTTACGCACCTGTTTTGGAAAACAGGATTGGAGCCAAGTTCTAAGCCTGGTGTTGGTTTTGACCAAATTGAATACTCTGATTTGCAATAAAGTTCGTAGTCGTCGTAAATGTTGTCAAACCAGACTGGCTCGCACCATTGAATGCTTGCGTCTTTCTCCTTAATTCTTATATTCGCCGCATTGTCGGTTCCGCCTTGACCAAAGAATGAAAGATATGCGTACCTAGTTCCACCCTCCATTTTTGTTACTCCGTGTGCGCAGATGTAGTTCGTTGGGAACATGATGATGTCCCCTTTTCTTGGCTTGTAGTCAATCCCGAGATACGTGAACTTAAGGTGCCCACCAGCGAAGTTTGTTCCATCAAGCTCATCAGCGCTGTCAACACAATCATTGAAATATGCCAAAGCCCCAGCTGTCTGCCTGAGAGCCACCTGCCCGCGTGGCATATATCTGACGCCCTGGGTCACCTTGTAGTTGGTGTCGTTGTCTTGGTGCCATCCAAGTATTCCGCCACCGTCGTATCTGAGGATGTGACCCCTGGTTTTCCACCATAGGCTCCCAACGATTAACGGGAACATGTCCGTATAGCGAATCAGGCACTTGTAGATGGCGTCCTCAAGGCCTGTGAAGTATTTGACTACATCTGGGCTTGTCGCCTCTGTAACGGGCTCTAGGAGCCTTACAGGGGCGTTTGGGACGTCTTCTAGGCGATACCTGAAGCCATCTTCGTTGATGCCATACTCAACCCCGTCCTCATCGGTGATATATGACCACCGGCTCTTGTGTGCTTCGGCTGCGCACTCGTCAATATGGCTCAAAATTGACTGCTCGACATTGAATGCATTTCTGAAAACAACTATCCCACTTCCAAGGTCGTCAACAGTTAATTGACTAATCTCCAGAAGCTCTTGCGCTCCAATGTGTGGAGTGGATGGCATTTTCATGATTAACCTACAAGAAATTTTACTGCTTCAATGACGGTCCAAGACGAACCAGCAGCGAGTGGCTTATCTGCCAATGGTAGGTCGGCCCAATTAAATCTTCCCACCTGCTGACCATCCCTGCTAACCATAAATTTTTCATGGTTGTGAGGTATCCGCATTATTGCTTGTCCAGCAAGGTTCTGACCAGCAGCAGCCCTTTCAGAACCGTCTGCCTTGTTGTCGTCAAAAGCGCGTACAACTTCACCTTTTAGAAAGGTCCAAATTTGGTGTTCGTTAGGACCGTTAACTTCAACTTTTTCCGTAACTGGAAAAGTTACAAAAGGATAAGCATCTAAAATGAATTGC